CGTGACGATGTTACGAATCAATTTTACGCTCCAATATATGCTTTCTTCTTGCATATTCAGATAATTGAAGGGTTGTTTGTTTTGCCCGGGTATTTAACAGCGCACAAAAACGATAACTATTTAGTTTTAGAAGCTTATAGAAATTGTAGATTTACGGGGCCTATGTTCCCACATATTGACCCATTGAAAGAGGTAAAAGCAGAACGTGCTAAATTAGGCAAACTAGCTGAAAATATGCCATTAACAACATTAGAAAAATCTACAGAAACATTATACGGTGGTGATTCAAGAGCCAACATGGAACAGTTTGGCCGTGAAATGCAAGAAGCTATTGATAATGGAATTGAGGAGGAGCAAGTGATTATAAAGGATGAGTAAATTAAAAACTCCGAGTGTTATTGCTCGGAGTTTTTTGTTGTTAATAAGTTATTTTCTGAATTTTACCCGCTCCAATTATAGCTCTTTATATTGTATTTTTTTAATTTCTTCTTTTAACTTTTTAATATCCATAATTTCTATCTATTTGTTCTTTTAAATATCTCTGTATAATCAGCATCTTTGCCACCACACCACCAAGATTTAACATTGTCAATTATTGTATCTTCTAACCAGCAAGATCGAAAATCTAAAGTCAATACACTTCTCTTTCCAATCCATTCTCCGTTGACGATTTTCCAAACAATATTATTTTTATCTAAAAATAACGATTTTCCATCAAGTTATTTAGATATTATTTCTCCAACAAAATTGGAATAGTTATTATAATTCATTTATTTTTTGTATTCTCTTCGATTTTTAAATAAGTGTTTTCAATTTTATCGGATAATTATCGACAAACAAATCTAACTTTAACCTAATCAACTGCTCAATCGTTAACCCCTTATTTGTGGCAATTTTATAAATTTTGTGAAAAACTTCGTCTGGAACACCAGAAATTTGAATGTGTTTTTTTCCATGGGGAATATGACGTTCTAAAAAATCTAAATTCTCCTCAATAATTTCATTTAGCATTGGCCTCATTAAACTAGGTGCTGTTTTCTCATGGTCTTTCAGAATTAGAACCAAATTATCATGTAAGCTTTCAGGTACTGCTCGAAGTCTTATCGTTTTCATAGTGTAAATATAATATTTAATTTGCCATAATAAGGCAAATTAATATAAAAAATTAATTTAAGCATATATTTTTACAACAATGAACGAATTTTTAATATACGGATCAATTAACAGTTATACGTCTTCTGAATTCATCAAATCGATGCATGATGCAGAAGGCGACATCACTGTTAGGCTTAATACAGGAGGCGGCGAGCCTGACTACGGTTTTGGAATGGTCGCTAAATTCAAGGAATACACGGGTAAAAAGACAGTTAAAATTGACGGTAAAGCCTATTCAATGGGTGCTTATATAGCAATGTATGCAGATGATGTTGAAGCCTTAGATGTTTCAAATTTGATGATACATAGAGCCGCATATCCTACATGGTTTGAGGAGTCGGAGTATTTTACAGATGGTTTGCGACAAAATCTAGTTGATACCAATAAATCACTAGAGGCTGCATTAAGAGGAAAAATTGACGTTGAAGAATTCGAGAAATTAAAAGATGTGAAAGTCAAAGACATCTTCTCAATGGATGATAGAATAGACGTATTTTTAACAGCTAAAGAAGCTAAAAAAATTGGTTTAGTTTCTAAGATTATTAAAATCACTCCTAGTAAAGCTGCAGAAATTAACTCACACGTTAAAATTGCAGCAGAAATTGCAGCAGACCTAACGGTAACTGCACCAGAAGCAGAAAAAAAGGATATAAAACAAACAAATATAAATATGAATAAATCAGAGTTAAAAGAAAAGCACCCTGAGTTATACGCTGAAATCGTAGGATTAGGAGTAGAAAAGGAAAAAGAGAGAGTATCAGCTTGGACGAAATGGAACGAAATTAACGCTGAATTAGCGATGAAAGGAATTGAAGGAAAAGAAGACGTTAAGGCTTCTGATATTTCAGAATTTCAAGTTTCAGCTTTAAAAGCAATTCAAAAAGCAGGTGTTGAAAAAGACAGTGTTCCAGATGTGGGTGTTGATGGTAAAGTTATCACTCCGAAATCAGAACTTACAGCATCTGAAGAACTAGAAGCTAAAATGAACGCTAACTTAACTGAGCGTGGTTTATTAATCTCAAAAACGAAATAAGATGGGAGCAACAGTAGTAACTAATACAGATAGTCAACTTCATGTAGACTATGATGTAGCGAAGATTTTCCTAGGTAAAAATCGTTACGCAACAGGGACGTATACAAATGGAACAGGTGCATCAGTCACACTTGCAGCAGGGACACTCTTAGGACGTGTTTCAGCAGACGAATTGTTATTACCACTTGTAAGTGGTGCGGTTGATGACAGTAATATACCATTAGGTATATTGTCGCACACAGTAACAGTAGCAAATGGCGCAACTAAGAACTTGACATTTGCCGTTGAGGGAGATATTGCACAAGAACTTGTTATATTCCAAGGTTCAGATGATTACGCAACAGTAGTAGCTGAAAGAACTTTGAGAGATAGAATAGGAGCTGATACGGTGGGTATCAAATTAGTAAGTACAACCGAAAATACAATTTTCGACAATCAATCAATAAAATTATTAAGATGAAAAATATATTAGGATTAATTCTAACAATTTTAGTGATAGCGCCATTTGCTGGTAGCTACACTTTAGAAGCAACTTTTGGAGTTCTAGGACTTGGAGCAATTGCTTATCAATTTGCACCTTCAGGTGTGCTATTTAATATTCCAATTGTGGATGCAAGAGGTTTGTTCACGGAATCATTGGTTTCTGTTTACCGTGAGAAGGTTTCAGTAACTTCATTTTTGCGCTCGTTCTTTGAGCCAATTGAAGTTATGACAAAAGAGGTCTCAATCGCGGTAAGACGTGGAACTGAAAAAATAGCAGTAGACGTTGTAACTTACTCAGATGGAAATCGAAATTCATTTGATAAGTCAAGCGAGAAAATATTTGTGCCGCCTTTTTATCATGAATATTTGACAGCAAACGACCATCGTTTATATGATCAAGTTATTACAGCACTTTCACAAAGTAATACAACTTACTTTGCAGAAATGACTGCTGAATTAGCAGAAGATTTAATGGATTTGCAAAATAAAATTGAACGTGCAGTTGAATTGCAATGTTCTCAAGTTTTGCAAACGGGTGTTTTAACATTGAATAGTAGAACTGACATTAATTTCAATCGAAAAACATGCTTCAATTGTAGCTTACAACGCTGCAAATGACTTTGATATTGCTACGGTTGATCCAAGATTTGTTTTAGAAAACGGATGTAATTTCATTCGCCAACAAGGAAAATCACAAGGTGGAACATTAAATGCTATCATGGGAGGTGAAGCATTGAACGCATTAATTAATAATACTTTGATTAAAGAAAGCTCAGACCTTCGAAATGTAGACCTTGGAACAATTAGAGAACCACAGCGAAACGCAGTTGGTGGAACATTGCATGGTCAATTGTCATGTGGTTCTTACAAGGTAAATCTTTGGACTTACCCAGAATTTTATGATACAGCTGGAGGAACTTCTACACCATATATTGACCCTAAAAAAGTAATATTAATTCCTGAAAATCCTAAATTCAAATTAGTTTCAGCAGCAGTGCCGCAACTAATTGAAAACGGAAGTGTGCCACAAGTGGGTGCTTATTTAATTCAGGAATTTATAGACAGAAAAAGAACAGCGCATGAGGTGCATATCAAATCAGCACAGGTAGTTATACCAGTTGCAGTTGACCAGATATATACGGTAACTGTTCTTAATTAATCACATTTTAAAGGGTTGAAATACACCCTTTAATTTTAAATTGCACCAGTATGAAATATTATAAAGTTTTAAAAGGAAATGTTGGAGGTTTCGGAAACAAAACGCACTCAAAAGGTAGCACGGTAACCAATGAAATGTTTCCAAATGGAAACGCAAAGACACTTTGTGAAATGGGTTTTTTAGAAGAAACTAAAGCACCTAAAAAAGTTGAACCAGTTGAGCCAGATGCTACTGACATTACTGAAAAAGAAACTGAAACCGTTGAGGTCAAAACTATCGAAGATTACACGAAAGTTGAAATCATGGATGAATTAAAATTTCAGGAAACTGATTTTAATCCATTGGATAAAAAAGCGGTTTTATTCGATTTACTGAAATAAAACATTAACTTTAGAAAAATATTTAGCCGTACGGATTTAATCGGTACGGCTTTTTTTATACCTTATATATATGTCATTAACTGAGCGCGCAAAACTAGATATGCAATCAATAACATCTAATCTTAATGATTGGGGGGTAACAGCAACATTTACAGATTTGACTGGTGAAATTGCCGTTGTAACTGTAATTCACACACGACATAATACAGCGTACGATCCAGAAGGTGTAACGGTAAATGTTCCAAGTGCTTCTATTGCGGTTTCAGATGTTAAGGTTTTAGCTGCTAATAATTCTTATTATTACTTAAATTCAAGTGGTGAAATTACCTACCTCGGACATTCAGTATTGGTGAAAAATGCAGCAGGTGTGATTAAAAAATATGTAGTATCAGAAAACTATCCAGATGAAAAATTAGGTATGACAATATTAATTTTGCAAGATAAAGGATAATGCCAGAAATTGTAAACGCCATAACAGCTAGAAATTACGAATTAATTAGAGATAGAATTGCTAATATTTTGGCGATTGAATTACCCTCTCAGGCAATTTTAAATTCAGATGTAGATTTAAACCCTACTATTGAAATAGAGCGCTTTGTACCTGTTAAAGATACAGAATTACCACTTGTTAATGTTATGTTATTACGTGGTGATTATGATAGTTATACCACCATACAGCAAGGCGGAAGTTATATGTACCATGTTGACATCTACACGAAATCAAAATGGAGTGATGACGATAGGGCTGATAAATTAGCCTTTATGAAATTGCAACGGTTAACGGGTGTAATTCAGGCTATTTTATCAGATTCAAAATATAGTACTTTAGGATTTGCACCACCTTCTTTAAGTCGTGTTCAAGTAAATAGTATTAAATTTGCTGATCCTGCAAACAATAAGGATGCTTCAAGTTCTGTTATGGCTAGGTTGGAATTCGAGGTCAGAGTTCCAGAAACAGTTGAAATAGCAACACTCATTTTAATTGGTGGTTATGATACTTCTGTTATAATGGGAAATACAGCGCAAGGCTATATTTTTAGTGGTAATAACGCGCCCATTCCACCACCTATATGTGCTAACGGTTTTGCCAACATCAAAGATACAGACGGAAACTTAATAAACTTCCTCACTGTTCCAAGTGGCACAACCGTACCTTACAACGTAGCAAATTCCGAGATAACATTTGGAACACACACCTTTAGTATATTAGCTACGGATACCTTAAATGTTCCTATTGTAGATACTGACGGAAATAGTGTAAGCACAACGCTTGTAGGTGGTGAGGCGGTTGTAGATGATTTGCCTTGCGTACAAACAAAAACAATAGAATTACTAATATACTACTCAACTGGAGATGCTTCTGTATCTATTACCATATTTACCGATTCAGAAGGTACAATTACAACTGCTGATACTACAGGATTAACAAGCGTAACTTATACAGTTAACGGAACATGCTGAAACTTTACCCATTACATTAATAGCTAATGATTTAGTAGTTGTAAGTTTTGATCCGGCTGCAAGTGATGGAGAAATCAAATTAACTGGAACGTATGTCTAAAAGATTCGTATATTATAATGCTGGAATAGCTGGTTTTAGACCGTTTATCATAGAGGTAAATAGTGGTGCTGATAGTCAATACACCATACCAACAGGATTAGGAACGTTTGATTATTCAGCTATAATAAGTGATGGTCAAATATTCACAAATTTAACTGGAAATAAAACCATAATATTTCCAGATGCGATACAAATTACACAATTGAAATTAGCGGATTATTTCCACATTTTAATCAAGCTAATAATTCCGAAAGATTAAAATTTTTAGACGTTATCCAATACGGTGATATAGTTTGGCAGGATTGGTATCGAATGTTCGATAGTTGCGAGAACTTAAATGTGTCAGCAACGGATTCACCAAATATGATTAATGTTGTGAGAAGTTCTTTCGCTTTCAGAAATTGTATTTCAATGGTAGAATGCGGAGATATTGATATGGTTAATGTTGAGGATGGTTATCAGATGTTCAAAAGTTGCAATGTTTTCAACCCAACTAATTTCTCACCAACATTAGACGTGTTGACCGATGGTTATCAGATGTTCAGAGATTGTCAAGCATTCAACCCAACTAATTTCTCACCAACATTAGACGTGTTGACCAATGGGCATCAGATGTTCTACAATTGTCAAGCATTCAACCCAACTAATTTCTCACCAACTTTAGCTATGTTGACCAATGGGGATTTGATGTTCTACAATTGNCNAGCATTCAACCCAACTAATTTCTCACCAACTTTAGACGTATTGACAACTGGAAATATGATGTTCAACAATTGCAATGTTTTCAACCCAACTAATTTCTCACCAACTTTAGACGTATTGACAACTGGAAATAGGATGTTCTATAATTGCACACTAAGCACAGCAATTTACTCTCAAATACTCATTAATACGGAAAGCGGAAATAGTAACTCTAACGTACCATTCCACGGTGGTAATTCTCAATACAATGCTCTTGGACAGACAGCAAGAACAGATTTAGTGAATAATCAAATTGGACAATTACAGACGGAGGATTTGAGCCTTAATAATTAATAACTGAAAGAAAACGCAAGAAAAACAAGATTTAAAATGAAACTATATTTTTTACTAATGACATCAATACAACATTTCGAAAATACAATGATATGGATTAAAGGTGTGATGTTGCTTACCTTTAATTTGCTT